ATCATGCCGAAGCCAGAGTGCGAACCCTAGACGGAAAGCACAATAGAATAATGAAAATGGCAGAGATACTAACAAACCTAGCTAGGAGAAAATAATGAGTGACATTAAAGACAAGATCAAGAAACTGCTCAAGAAAGCAAAAGATGCGGGCGATCACGACATGATAGAGCTTGCTTTACACGTTATGGAATTGCTTGATGAAATTCCTGTTCCTGAGCCCTCCTTTCCCTCCGCTAATCAAGAATTCGTTGAGGCAAAGTCGAAAGTCAATACGAGCGATTTTGAAGAATTCTCAATGAATAAAGTTAATGACAAAATATCTCGTCCAGTAGAAGTTAAAACACGAAAGAATGAATTTGTAGATAATGGATCTGAACATAAAGATGTTGAGACTCCGGTGGTTCAGCTAACAGAAAGGCGTCGGCAGCCATTTAAAAAGGTAGAACAAACCTGCACCTCGTGTAATAGAACAGTAGAAGTTCATCCGCAGTTTGCTCGCGATTTTTTTAAATGTGACCGATGTATGAGGCGATAATAAATGCAATTGTCGGATTTAGCTTCAGAACGTGCCGTACTAGCTGGTTTGTGCCAGTATGGTCTGGATGCGTATCTAGAGATGGACTTTGTGGGTTCGCAGGACTTTACCGATCCTATTAACCAGCTTATATTTGACTGTGTTTATAAGTCTATTTCAGAGAACACAGAGGTTGAACTATCCTCCATTCTCTCTGCCGCAAATGATCTGGGCGTTGGAGATCAGATCAACAACAAAGAAGAACTTGGCTTTATTCGCTCTTTGTTCAATTTCCCCATCGTGAAGTCAAACGTCTCAAGTTATGGGACAAAAATAGCCAAACTAAAACTTGCACGAGATCTTCTCAAAACACTCAAGGCGTGCGAGAAGGAATTGAATGGCGTAACGGGCGAAGAAGACGTTATGGACATTGTAGCTCGTATCGAAGAGCCACTTTTAGATGCGACTGGGGATATTTATCAGTCATCCAGCAAAAAGACAGAAACTTTGGGGGAGGGTCTTGACGATTACTTAGACTTTCTTGCCAACAACGTATCAGATTTTATAGGTATTCCATCAGGCTTTCCCGCCTACGATGCGGCAATTGGAGGTGGTTTCCGCAGAAAGTGCGTCGATCTTATCGCTGCACGACCGAAGGTGGGAAAGTCTATGTTTGGAGATGCTGTGGCATTGTTTGTGGCGTCAGAGCTTAACATACCAGTGCTTGTATTGGACACAGAAATGTCTAAGGAGGATCATTATAATCGTATCTTGGCTAATATATCTGGTATTGAAATTAATAGGATTGCTAGTGGGCGATTCACAGAATCTCATACAGAAACAGAAAAAGTTCAACAAGCAGCAGAAAAACTAAAAAGCATTCCTTATCACTACATTAGTATTGCGGGCGAATCATTTGAAAATATTTTAGCTCAGATGAGAAAGTGGATTTATCAACATGTCGGGTTTGATGAAAATGGCCGCACGAATGACTGTCTGATTGTCTATGATTATCTCAAGCTAATGGGTAGCGAGGGCATTAGTGCATCTATGCAAGAATACCAAGTTCTTGGCTTTCAGATTACTAAATTGCATAACTTTATGGTAAAGTATGATGTAGCTTGTTGTGCTTTTGTGCAGCTTAACAGAGATGGAATCACTAAAGAATCAACGGATGCGGTTTCTGGTTCTGATAGGCTTATTTGGCTTTGTACTAGTTTTTCAATCTTCAAACTAAAGTCTGACGAAGAAATAGCAGCAGATGGCACATCTCATGGAAATAGAAAGCTAGTACCAATCGTAGCGAGACATGGGGAGGGGTTGGATGACCATGATTATGTTAGCATGATAATGCATGGCAAATTTGGTAGACTTGAGCAGGGGTTAACTAGAAACGAAATACATAATGCAAACAGAAGCAACCAAGAAGGCTTTGAAACAGAAGCGATTGACGAAGGAGAAGATAGCCTCGCTGTGTGATGAGGCTTTTCTTCAAATTCATACGCTGTTAGATCACTTTAACATAGAATATGTGGAGTATCCTAACAGAATTGCTTTCGCATGTCCGGTGCATGGGGGAGATAATCCCGAAGGTTGCTGCGTATTTACTGACGGTATCAGCAATCAAGGTAACTGGTCTTGCTGGACGCATGGGTGTCATGAAGAATACATAAATAACCTATTTGGATTTGTTAGGGGATGCTTGTCTCGCAGTGAGGCAAAAGAGGCCACAATGAATGACACAGCCTCTTTTTTGTGCGACTTTTTGAACAAGGAATTGGATGATCTATCGCCATCTAAAATAAGGCAAAACAGGTCACTAGATGTTTTTAATCGTAAAATTATAAGATCTGCCGCACCTATAACGAGAAGTGAAATAAGAAGCAAGTTGAGTATTCCTGCTCAATATTATTTGGGGAGAAAATATAGTCAATTAGTCTTGGAGGCGTTCGATGTAGGGGAGTGTTTGGTAGAAAATCAACCAATGTCAGGAAGAGTGGTTGTCCCAATTTACGATGAGGATGATAATTATGTAGGATGTGTTGGTAGATCAATTAAAGAACATTTGAAACCAAAATGGTTACACAGTAAAGGCTTCACCAAAAACGTTTTGTACGGAATGAACCTAGCAAAAGAACACATACTTGACACACGCACAGCGATAGTTGTAGAAGGTCAGGGCGATGTGTGGCGTGCTGTGGAAGCTGGGCTTGACATGACAGTTGGCATCTTTGGATGTAGCATAAGTGAAGATCAATTAATTTTGTTAGAGCAAAGCGGAGCATTAAATTTGATTATCTTAACAGACTATGACGAAGCTGGCAATAAAGCAGCAGAACAAATTATGAAAAAGTGTGGAAGAAGATTTAATTACATCAGACCAGAAATGCCTAAAGATGTTAAAGATATTGGCGATCTTACAGTAGAACAAATCAAAGAATTAATTTTACCTCAATTGGAGAAATTTATCAAATGAACACTAGAATTTTAGCCTTCGCTGGAAGCAAGCAGGCTGGTAAATCTACATGCTCTAACTTTTTACACGGTTATCAACTTCGTGCTCAAGAGGTCGTAGAAGACTTTGGAATCACAGAACACGGGCGTTTGTTTGTAAAGACTAATGTTCTTCAATCTGATGGCAAAGAAAAAACTGAAGATACATATCTAGACATCAATCGTCGCGATCAGGAGTTTGTTGAATGGGCGATGTACAACATGTGGCCGTTTGTCAAAAAGTATTCTTTCGCGGATAGTCTCAAAGATATCGCAATCAATCTTTTTGGGTTGACTCATGAGCAGTGCTACGGAACAGAGGCATATAAAATGCAACAGGTTCCGCATCTAAGATGGGAAAACATGCCGGGAGTGGTATCTAATAAAACATCTTTTTATGTAGAGGGTGTAGATTCAGAATTCTGGAATAATATTATTATTCATGAAAATGGCCCAATGACCGTCCGTGACTTCCTGCAATATTTCGGCACAGATATTTGTAGAAGAATTCACGATTCTATCTGGGTGGACAGATGCGTTAATGATATCAAGTATGAAGAACCTCTTCTTGCTATTATTGATGATTGTCGCTTTGAAAATGAGATCAGAGCCGTACAAGAAGCTGGGGGCAAAGTTATTGGCCTAAATCGAAGCCCCTACGAAGACAGTCACGCCAGTGAACAGGTTGTAAAAGAAAACTGGGACTTGTTTGATGCCGTTATTGACAATCAAGATATGCAAATCAATGAATCAATGAAATGTGCCAACAGGTTATCCAACTCATAGATTCGTGGGGTTGGTTTTCCGAGGTGAAAGTGAATCATAAAAAGGAACGACTCCATACCATAAAGGGTGACAAATGATTGTAACATACATTAGAAGTTCGTCATACAATAACTATGACTATTGTCAGATGCAGTTTTTTATTACCTATGTGCTCGGCCACAGGTCTGTATCCGGCAAGAAGGCACAGTTGGGAACTGTCGTACACAAAGTAATGGAAGTGCTGGCAGCCTGTACAAAAAAACAACAAGAAAACCCAGACAAGAAAAGTCTTTTTATTACTGATGACGCCATCGGTAAAGTAAACTTTACTCCTGCCAAACTTAAAACTAAAAAGTTTGTTATGGATATGCTTGATAGAAGTTATGAGCATTATACCACTACCTGTGAAGCAAAGCACAAATACACCGGTACTGACAAAAAATTCTGCATAACGCAGACAAATGCTGCGATTGAATTTAACGATGGTCAATTTGATCCACGTAAAAGAAAAATTGTGGACACTGAGCCTCAATTCGATATTCCGATTGATGAGCCTTGGGCCAAGTTTAAATATAAAATGCCGAACGGCGAAGAGGTAGAGGGTCAGCTTGCTATCAAAGGCACAATCGACTTGGTTACAGAAGTTGATGACGGTGTTATCGAAGTAATTGACTGGAAAACCGGCCAACGAAAGAACTGGGCTACCGGAGAAGAAAAGACTTACGAGAAGTTACTGGAAGATCCTCAATTACTTTTGTATAATTATGCGATTTCTAAACTTTATCCTGAATATAAACAGGCAATCATGTCGATATTCTTTACTAGAGATGGTGGTCCATTCAGCATGTGTTTTGATGAAACAGATCAGAAGAAGTTCTTGGGAATGCTGGAACAAAGGGTAAAGCAGATTCAACACAATGAATATCCTCGTCTTTGTTCTCAAGATAGGAAAAGTTTCAAGTGTACAAAACTGTGCCACTTTTACAAAAACAACTGGCCCGGAACAAATGTTTCTATGTGTGAGCATGTAGAGAATCACCTAAAAGCATTCGGCCATGATGAGACTGTAGAGAAATGTACTAAAGAAGGATTTAACATTGGGTTTTACGAGGCACCGGGATAATGATCGAAGTAGAAATTACAGAAAAAATGAAGCAGCAAGCGTGGCGAAAAGCCCGTGAAATGGGGAAGTTGAAGAACTCTATCATGAAAGGCGATGGAAATATTGCGGGTTTTTTGGGAGAGGCGGTTGCAAATGAGGTTTTGTGTGGTATAATTAGTAATACATTCGACTATGATATATTGACTGGCGACCTATGTGGGAACAGTCAACAGATCACTTGGGATGTCAAAACAAAACGTTGCACAAGTCCACCCAAAGATTATTACGATTGCTCGGTAGCAAACTACAATACCAAGCAAAAGTGCGACAACTATGTTTTTGTCAGGATTGAAAATAAGAATGGAAGATGGGGGCGAGCTTGGGTGTTGGGCTGGCTTCCGCACGACGAGTATTACAAGAAGGCAAGAAAGCTAACCAAAGGACAAAAAGATCCCTCAAATGGATTTATTGTCAGAGCAGATTGTCATAACGTAGCGATTAAAGATTTGAATAAGTTCGAGGAATAGTATGTGGAATCCAATTAATTGCAAAACACATTTCAGTCTCCAGCATGGATTCTGTAAAACTGACAAACTGGCCGAGAGATGTAAAGAGTATGGCTATACCGCTTGTGGAATAGCTGACTTTGAAACGCTGTCTGGTGCGGTAGAGTTTCAGCAAGACTGCAAGAAGCATGGCATCAAACCAATCATTGGATGCGAGTTCGATGGTTATATTCTTTATGCAAAAAATAAAGATGGCTGGTTTGACCTTGTAAAATATGTATCCAACAAAACTCTTGACGTGTTGAAAGAGGTGGCTAAGAATGGTAACGTGCTTTGCGTTACAGCTAATGTGAACGGGTTTGCCAACCTTTTCAAAGGTAATCATATACAAATTGATTATGAACCACAGGCAATCTACTATGTAGATCAAAGTGACGCCGAGTGTCACAGAATTATGCTCTGTGGCAAACTCAAAACCACTCTAAAGAAAATCAAGAACATCGAGCATGACTTTAAGGAGTTTTTTGATACTGACACATTTTATCTAACTGATAAAAACACAACACCTATGAAAAGAGTGTCAACGGTTGGAGATAAAGACATCTGGCGTATTGTTGATAAATGTGAAGAATATGATCTTGCGGATCAACCCTCCTTTCCTACGTTTGAATGTCCAGAGGGTTTTGATGAAGACGAATATCTGACCGAACTGTGTCGCGAAGGCTGGAAGAAAAAGCTACTTCCATCCGACAAAGTAACTAATGTTGCTGATCGTGATTTTTATAGAGACAGAATCAAGCACGAGTTGAAGGTTATCTTTAAGGCTCAACTGTCTGGTTACTTCTTGATCGTGCAAGATATTATCAAATGGGTGAAGGAACGAGGCTGGCTTGCTGGCCCCGGTCGTGGATCGGCTGCTGGTTGCCTCGTTTCCTACCTGCTTGACATTACAGAAGTAGACCCAATCGAGTTTGACTTGATTTTTGAGAGGTTCTACAACGAGGGACGTAACACGGATGGAAACGTGGCTATCCCTGATATTGATATGGATGTTCCAGCAGAACACAGAGATGAAGTTATTGCCTACATCAAAGAAAAGTACGGCGAAGAAAATGTCGCACAGATGATTACATTTGGACGATTGCAGGGACGGTCTGCAATTAAAGAAGTATTAAGAATGAATGATGCTGTGTCATTTGCCGAAATGAATGAGATAACAGATAGTATACCAGACGAAGCAAGGATTTCCGACCAATTGGAACTCATGGAAGATAAGTCTGTTATTCGTTGGACACTTGAGAACGATCCAGAAGCTCTAAAGAACTGGGTCTTTGTCAACGATGATGACAAGCTCGACGGTCCATTGGCTAATTTGTTTGAACAGGCAATTAATATTGAAGGAACCAACAAGTCACAAGGTAAACATCCTGCGGGTGTTATTATTTCAAAACACAAACTTTCAGATGTGTGCCCCATGACTGTTGACAAATCCGGCGATCCTGTGGTCGCATTTGAAATGAATCCCCTAGAAACCCAAGGACATGTAAAATTCGACGTTCTTGGAATTGACCTCTTATCTAAAATTATGGAGATTTGCGAAGATGATTAACAACGCAAAAGAAGTTTATGCAGCAGTGATCTACGATGGTTCATATGTTGAATCAAAAGGAATCTCGCTGTGTAATCTAGAAGATGTTATGAATACAAGTATTGGTGTGCCAAGGGCCAAATATCAAGTCTGGTCAGAAAGGCATAGATATTACGGCTTGTTTCATTCGCTGAACGATGCTGTAGAAAAGTTTATAGAACTAAAAAGAAAGTAGAGGTGTGTTATCAATTACAGGGATATCGTGGTATTTGACTTTGAGACAACAGGTCAGAACCCTTATAAGTGTCAACCCACTCAGATTGCTGCGGTGGCTATTCACGCTAGAAAACTAGAACTACAACCCGGAGGTGTGTTCGAAAGCAAGATGCGATGCATCACCGATGACGAGAAATGTATTGCCGCTGGCTTTGATCCTATAGAAGATAAAGCTCTTGAGGTTACTAGAAAAACCAGAGCGGAAATTGCCAAAGGCCCAATGCCTAAGACTGTGTGGAAAAAGTTTGCTCAGTTCTGCGACAAATATAATTGGAAGGGAACAAGTTTCACTGCTCCGATTGCCGCAGGATATAATATCAATGGTTATGATATGCCGATTGTTGAGCGACTTTGCCAAGCGTTTGGCCCAATTGATGAAAAGAAGGGAAAGCAGAAAATCTTCAATCCTATCTTTACAATGGATGTTATGCAACACATCTACTGCTGGTTTGAAAATAATGCTGATGTTAAAGGTTACAGCATGGATTACCTTCGTGACTACTTTGGTATGCCTAAAGATAATGCTCACGACGCTTTGCAAGACGTTAAAGATACAGCCAACATTCTTATCAAGTTTCTGAAA